AGAGGCGGCTGTTGTTTCGGTAACAGCCGCATCGGCTGTCAATGATCCTAATATACCAAATGCTGCCTCTTCGTCGTTACTGAGGGCGGTTGTGACGTCGGTTGTGTCGTCGCCACTTAAAGCCTGTAATTGAAATATTCCTGTCTGGAGTGGTGAGCTTAACATAACTGGTCTATCTTCCATTGGAATATTCGCACCGGGAACAGCAGTGTGGAAATCAAATGGCTGTCTGAGCTGGAAGTATTCTTCTTCCTGGGCTGAGAAGCGATCATGACCATTAAGCTTGAGCTGAGCAGTTCCATAAGCATTCGTAGCAGCAGATGTCCAAATTAATTCCTTAACTGGGTGATTGAAGTTGAGTTTGACAGACTTTGAATCATCCGCAGATTGCTTCTGTAACTGTTCAATTAAGTATTCGTGTGAAACCTGAGCGAAACGGCGGCGTTCATCGGTGTCAAGGTAGATGTAGTCGCATAAAACTTTACAGGTTGCGGTGGCACCTGCGGAACTCCCCCAGGTGAACTTAAGTTTGACTTCATGGTACTGAAGGGCAATTAAGGGTAGGGCAAGACCTGGATTGCGGCAGAACCAAAAATTAAGAGGAACCTGTACCATGTCCACACCCGCAGTTTGAGTAGAATTTGAACCATGGGATAAGGAACCCGTCATATTTTTAAAAGCAAGTGACTTGGATTCTGGAGTAGTTAATTCAGCCCAAATCTGATTCCATTCTTTGTAATGACGATCAATACGCTGACCCCCAATCTCTAATTCAACCTCTGAAATAACATCATCACCATCTGTAACTCCAGCTGTAGAAGATGTAACATATACTTTGTGAACTAAATCACCATTGCGGGAAATAGTGACAGTTCCAGTTCCACCAGCAGTGGTAGAAGCACCGTTAATCGTCTGTTCGATGGTTTCCATCGAGAAGTTAGTGTGTCTGCGGTAGACAACCTTAAAGAAAGTGATTTGTGGATTACCCGTAAGATAGATATCCTGAGCTCCGTAAGCGACAAGTTGCATTAATCCTCCTCCCATTGTTTTTTATACTTATACTTAGAAAAAAATTTTGGGAAAATACGTAAATTAAAAAATTAAATTATAAAAAAATGAAATAAATTTAAAAAATTAAATCGCATAGGCCAATCCACCCATACCGGACATAATTCTTAAGACATTGTAATTCAAAGCATATATATTGCTAATTGTCCCTGCTGAATCCAATAAGAATTTTGCAGATTCAATTCTAGAGAAATTACATGTACCACTCGGTTGGTGTTCTTCTGGATTCAATGCAAATGAATACACAAAGATATCTTTATCGAGTTGAGAACACCTTGATTTAGGGTTTTGTAGTCGAGCAATAATACTTATGCTTACTTGATCATCCCCTCCTTCAGATCCAGGAGGGAGACCTACAATGAATTGATTATTAATTGCTCCGGAACCAATTGGATCTTGGACAACTAGACCTATATCCCAAGAATCATTATTCTTGACAACAGAAGTAACCTGCGCAATAATATCCCTAAATCGATCAAAATACGTAGTTTCTACATTACCTCCATCACCCGCTCTCTTTATATCAATAGAAAGTAGATCTCCTACCTTTGGAAAGTTTGCCGATGTTACAGAAGGAATAAAATTTGTTCCAATTGAATAAGTAAGTGTGGTTTTTTGTCCAGAGGTAGCGCTTACTGTATTATGTAGTACAGTAGCAGCTGTTCCGGATGTTGTACCTGTATCTCTATAGGCAATAATTATCGGTTGAATCATTTCAAGTTCATCTTTTTCTTTAATATTGTATCCAGGAACGGATGTATGATGAAGTAGAGGTTGCTTAATATGAAAGTATTCACGGTTTTGAAAAGCAAAACGATCATGACCATTAATTTCAATCTTCATTTTTTGTGAAGTAATCGTACTTGCTTTAGTTGTACTTGTTGGAACTGTCCAAATAAGTTCTTTAATTGGATGATCAAAATTCAATTTATAATTTTCTCTTGAACTTCCTTCAACCTGGAGCTGTAATTGTTCAATTAAATATTCATGAGAAACTTGGGCAAATCTTCTTCTTTCATCTGTATCTAAATAGACATAATCACACCATACTTCAACAATCGGAGTGACAGCAGCACTACCGGAACGACTCATTCCATCTCCAGCCGCACCACTCCCCCAATTAAATTTTAATTTCACATCATGGTATTGGAGAGCAATTAAAGGTAATGCCAAACCAATATTACGACAGAACCAGAATTGTAATGGATACATTACTGTTTGTTGTGAAGTACCTCCAGCATCTGCTAATCCACCCGTTACGAGTGTATTTTTAAAACCACCGGTTAAATACTTAAACCCTTCTGCTTTTGAAGACGGTGTGGTTAACTCTGTCCATATTTGATGCCATTCTCGATAATGTTTATCCATTCGTTGTCCTCCAATTTCAATCTCAACATCTTCAACAAGATAATCACCATGAATACCTGAAGTTGTTTCTTGATCCGTTTTTACATAGATTTGTGATAATAGATCACCATTTCTAGAAACAGTTACTGTCCCGGCTGTGACGTAGGTATCTGAAACAGTTGTTGAACCATTGACAGTTTGTTGAATACATTCCATCGAAAAATTAGTATGTCTTCGGTACACAATTTTAAAAAAAGTAATTTGGGGATTCCCGGTTAGGTATATATCTTGTGCTCCATATGCAACTAATTGTAATAAGCCTCCTCCCATTATTATATATATAATATTCAATATATAAATAATAATTTTTAAATATACGAAGATGGGTTATATAAATTCATTGAATAGATTTTTGGTTTCTTCTTCTGACTTCTCTAAATCTAAGACTTGTTTGACTGGATTCATAATTTGATTGGAAATGTAAAAAGCGTAATCAATTGGGATATTTTTCTCCTTCATATAGTCAGGATGTTCAATACGGTCTCCTTGAAGAATCTTCCTTTTCTTGAATTTAGGTTTCCCATTTTTATAGGTACCATTTGGTATTGGACTTTCATCTACAACCCTGTACATGTATGGGATACGATCATTTGGTTTCGGTTTATCACCTGGGTTTCTTTCCGCCATACGGTCTGCGAGAACCTTATGGGCAATCCCATCTGGATTTTTATAATATGCACTCAATGATTTTGAAATCACAAACATCGATTCATCTATTTTTCCATCCGTAATTTCTTGGAGTGTCTTTTTTAACCATTCCATCGCTAAATCGACACTTTTTTGATTCATAATAATTTCAATCACATTTCCAAACACATATTTTACAATCGGGGCATTATCCCTTCTTTTCATAACAATTCCCATCGATGTTCTTTCTTTTAGTTTATCTGCGGAGAGTTCATATTTATCACCTGTGTATCTTTTTTTAGAGATTAAGATAAATGGAAAGAATGTTTTTTCATATTCAAGGTCTTGTGGTTTATAAAGCATCTTATTAGTAATCCATTCTCCCGATTCTACACCACAATCAATACAATATTTTAATGCTTCTTTTCCTTCTAGGATCTCACCTGTATCCTTATGTCTTCGAGAGAATTTAACGAATACAGAATCTGTATCACCATAGACTATTTCGGGTTCATAATAACCTTTTTCTTTTGCCCATCTTTTCACACCGATACTTGCATCATCAATTCTTTCTCTTCCAATGGCAGTTGTACAAGCAGCTATCTTCTTAAAGAAGATAGAACTTGTTTTTGCTCCCATTTGACCATAGACTGAATTTGCTGTCACTTTATAAGCAAGTTGAAGACCATCCAGAACCTTTTTTTTATCTTCATTATCAGTTTCTTTAATTCTTTTTCTTGTCTCTTTTCTTTGATCTAACAAAGTTTGTAGGATCGTTGGGATAATTCCTCTTTTTTCATCTTTTGGTTTCGCAAAATAACAGGTAGTTTGGGTTTCTTCTTTCATTTTTTTGACAGTTTTACCTTTCATTTCATAACTATAATCATCATAAGAGATAACATTATGAGGAATATCTCTTATCCATTCAAAATTCTCTGGATTCTGATCAATTTCTTCTTGTGTTCCAATAAATGTTTCATGAGATAGATTCTTTTCAATAATGGAACTTGGATAGAGAGAAGCATAATCTAGTACAGAAACCGGGTCATCTAAATAAATACCTGGCGTTGGTTCAAGGACAATTGCCCCTTCAAAACCATCATCCATTTTTTCACTATTAAAATTTTTCAGAGTTGGAATCCGTGTGTTGAGTTTTGAACATTCTTTAACAACAAGAGAACTAATTTTAATACCTTGACCACGGAGGAAGATATAGGATAATGGGACAGTCGAAACATTTGCCATACCCATATTATTAGGAATAATATCAAGGAGTTGAAGGAGGTGGATACAGAGTTCACAATCCATGATACAATATTTAGCAACCTTTGCCCTCCCTTCAGAATTACCATGTTTATGGAAATCAAAAATCTGTTGAGGAGAAACATCGTCTTTCGCTAAACACCATTCATAGAACAACAGATCTTTTTCATATTTTTTAACTTTTACTGAACCTTCAATCACGATAGTTTTTTGTGCATGCCCTAAATGAAGTATCTTGAATTTCTTTCCATTGTTATATTTGAGTACTCCATACTTTGTATTAAGACTAATTGTAATGAAATCACCTACCTTTAGGTTTCCTATATTTGTTGTAAAAAGTAGATTCTTTTTATCTTCCATAAGATATCTCTTTGTAATCTTCCCTTTCATAAAATGAGCCGAAACATTATCTAACTTATATGAATCTAGAGAATGTCCCTTTTGAATCTCCTTTTGAATGTCAAAAATCACCCTTCCATCCATAGAGATATAATTTAACACATTGTCTCCTAACCCGGAAGAAAATAATTCCTTCTTAACAATTGTACACCTCTTTTCCCAGAAATTGTTATAGTACTTCATAGGTTTTTTGGTTTGAGACAATGATTCCAATGAACTTATTTGATCAGAATCTCTATTCCTCATCAGTCTACCTAAACGATAAAAGTCATGTTTTGGACAACGATAATTGCAATACTTTCCACAACTTTCATGACACGGAAAAAGGTGATCAACCCTTTTATTAATGTAGTCAAAATCAAAACCAAAGATATTGTATCCGGTCAATAGATCGGGATTATG